GCTGATTGCGTGGTTGGCATGACGCACATCGGTTGGATGATCCTTGAGAGCAATGTTTGCATCTTGCTCACTCGGCGCCGCGAAGAGATGCAGTACTGGGTAGACCTCGGATGCGATGCGGTGCCGCTGTATGCAGTGCCCCCGGTGTAACGCGCCAGCCGGCGTACTTGAGACCCGGCAACGCCCCAATAATCTAACTTGGAGACGCTACAAATGCTACAACAACCACCGGTTTTCCACAACGGAACAACTAAGCGATTCGCCCGTTCGCTCGACGAAGCCTTCGGAGGAGACGGGTACGCTATATACCACTATAGAAACCGTTGGTCATGGGCCAACCGCGCCGCAGCCTTCATTGCATGGGTGCTGGCGATCGCTTACGGGGTGACGTTATGGACTTGAAGAGCCAACTGCTACGCGAGGAAGGCGCCGAGTCCTGCGCCTACCAAGACTCGCTTGGGTACTGGACCATCGGCGTAGGCCGGCTGATCGACTCGCGCAAGGGCGGCGGGCTGTCGCCAGACGAGATCGACTTCCTGCTTGAGAACGACATCAAGACCAAGACCCGCGAGGTACTGTTGGCGTTGCCGTGGATGCCCAGACTGTCCGAGCCGCGCCAGGCCGTGCTGATCGGCATGGCGTTTCAGATGGGCCTGAAGGGCCTGCTTCAGTTCAAGCGCACGCTCGGCAGCGTGGAGGATGGGCAATTCGCCGAGGCCGCAGCCGAGATGCTGGACAGCGCTTGGGCCAAGCAAACCTTTGGTCGGGCGGCCCGCATGGCCAAGCAGATGGAGACAGGCGAATGGCAATAGACCCACTGACCGCAGGCGTCGAACTGGCGCAGACCGTCATCACGCGCATCTGGCCGGACAAGTCAGCAGCCGAGGCTGCGCAGCTAGCTGCCCAGGTCGCCATTGTCCAAGGCCAGCTCGATGTGAACCGAGCCGAGGCGTCGAGCCCCAGCGCGTTCACAAGTGGCTGGCGCCCAGCTATCGGATGGGTCTGCGCGTCGGCGCTGGCCTGTCAATATATCGCCAGGCCGCTGGTGCAGTGGACTGGCATTGTGCTGGATCATCCGCTGCCGACGCTGCCTGGCATTGACGACCATCTTTGGGAATTGATGCTGGGCATGCTCGGGCTCGGTGGCCTCAGAACTTTTGAGAAAACTAAGGGGATTGCATCGTGACCGATGAACGCATTGCCGAACTGATGGGGTGGCGTTGGCCGACTAGCCTTCACCCTGACGACATGCTTGCGAAAGTGCGGACCGTTGTACGCGAAGCAGTACGCACTGAAGGGGGTGAGACATTTGCAGACCGATGCAAGCTAGCAACGGACTGCCTGCCCCAGTCACCCTACCGGGTGATGCTGGAGAACCTGCATCGAGAGATGTTGGGCATTAAGCAGAGGGTTGAGCCATGAACGAACGAATCCTTCCATTTATGGAAGGGCTGTTTGACGTTACGGTTGACCACCGTGGGCGTGAGGAATGCACGGCAGACTACATCAACGTGCAGAAGTTCGCCGACCGTATCGTCCGGGAGTGCGCCGAGTTGAGCACCAACTATTCCGGTAACGTCAAGTTGCTGATACTTAACCATTTTGGGATTGAGCCATGATTGAAAAAATAAAACTCCCGGCCCAAGAATGGTTGGGCTATGACCCAGAAAAAGGCGATCTGCATGGTTACACATTTGAACAGATGCGAGAGTTTGCCGATCTTATCGTCAGGAAGTGCGCCGAGTTGGCGGAGGAATGTTACTGCGGCGATACCGTTAAGTCTTTGATAATGAACCACTTTGGGATTGAGCCATGAACGACAACCCGTGGCTGATTGCAGGGATCATAGACCGAACCAAGGACATGGCAAAAGAACTTGGCCTTCGGATTGAGCCTGGATCGTATAACAATATTGAGATCATGGCAGACAACCCGCCCTACGGGAAGAACGTAATGCTCGCCAAGCTAGACGATTGGGCGACAGCAAACCTGTATTTGCAGGGCTACCGACAAGGGAAGCTGGAGATGACTGCGCTGGCAAAGTCTAAGAAGGCCAAGCCCAAAGAACCTGAACACATTGATAGCGAGACCTGCTGGTGCAAACCAGCATTAGATTACACAGACCCTGATACAGGAGTATCGGTATATGTTCACCGGAGAACGCAATGACTGAACCCATAGCATGGATGGTTTACACAGAAGACGGTAAGTCTGTGTATGTAACCGATAACCCAACCGATATTAAAGAGGACCAACGAGCTTTGCCGCTTTACACAAAGCAAGAGTGGCAGGGACTGACGGATGATGAAGTAAATGAAGTCTATGCCGCTGGTGATGCATACCGTATAAGGATAGTGCGGCTCATTGAAGCAAAGCTCAAGGAGAAGAACACGTGACCGAAACCGAGAGAAACCTAGACCTCTTGCTAGGCGATGCCTTAGCGGAGAACGAGCGGCTGCGGCGAGAGTTGAAGTACCAAGACGCCAGAGAAGGCCACATCGGCACGCACGGCCCAGACTGCTGGGCATGGGGGCCGCGTCACTACGAGTGCGCGCTGCGGCACATAGGCGGCTCAAATGATGCACCCTGACACCGAGTTGTTGATGCACCTGGCATCTAACCTAGTCCGCGAGTACCCCAACGGCGTGAGCACGGTCGACATGCACCTGCGCATGGCGATCTCGCTCGACAAGGCCCGCAAGATACTGTGCTTTGCCCGCAAAGCGAGGCTGTTGGGCGTGGCCGGTAGCGGCGTCACTGCGCGATGGGCATCGCCTGAGCGAGCGGCAGAGCTAGACGCTGGGCGCTGGACGAAGCGCAAGTTGCAGCACAAGGCCTGTCGGGACCGCAGGACAGCAAAGATCGCCGCACGCCAGGCCGCATCGGAACTGGCGCCAAGGCGGGTAGCCAAACCGTTCAGGATCAACGCACCGAATTCAGTATGGCAACTAGTGGACTTCCCATGCGACCAACTAAAGCGGCGATAGACGCCATCCGCGAGGCCTACATGGCTGACGTTCTGACGATCAGAGCGCACATCCTGGCGCTCAATAATCCGCATCTGGAGGATGCCTGGGCCGGGATCGAGACGTTTGCTGCCGTGGCGTTGCGGGTGATGGCGAAGACCAACCCGTCGAAGCTCAAGAGCGAGATGGTGACTGTGGGTATCTCGGCGCTGCTATGAGCGGTCGACCTTGCCGTCGAGCTTGTCGAAGATGCGCCCCAGCAGGTCGCGGATTTCTTTGAGGTCTGACCTGTAATCGTCCCGCGTCACATAGGTCTTGGGTAGCTCGACCGATAGCCTTGCCAGGTCGCTTCTCAACTCCTTGACCGCTGTCCAGAGTTCTCTGGCGAACCAGCCAGTGACGGTACAGACGGCACCAAGGCCGGTGTTGATAAGCGATTGGGAATCCATCAGATCATCCTAGCAAGGAGTGGCACCGCCCCGCCGGCGCAAGTTGCTAGGGCATCGAACCATTCTACCCCGTGCGTGGGCGTCAAGCCTGCTCTGATAGCACGTTGGTTGGAGAGCCAGTCGAGCGCCTCCTTGCCCACTGCTGCGGCCACCACGAGGGCGTAGGCAGCGTCAGGGCGGCGCAGGATGGCCAGCGCCAGCAGGAAGATCAGTGCGCCGTAGAGGGCGTGGTTGGCTTTGTCCTGGGGAAGCGATGGCATTGTGTGAATCCTTCGATTCCCTGATGAGCCGCACCAGTACGGGTGTTACAAATTAAACTCATCAAGCACAGGATCGTATGTAAATCCAACCCCAGCAAAATTTTTCCTAAACGCGGCGCTGTAACTAGTCTGTTTCCAGTTGCTGCCCAGCAGGTTTGTGCAAAATGCTTGCCCAAGGGCTTCTTGTTCCACACCATTGGCGTCAAGTAGTTCAGTGTTGTTAACCACAATTACACGCAGTACAACATTGTTTTCATCAAGTTCAGCAAAGTGGGCCATAATTAAATGAATGTGATTGAGCCGGAACCAGCGAATGTGTAAGTGCGGAACCCACCGGAAACAACAATAGTTGGCGAGCCTGTGGTCGATAAAGCGGCGGGATATGAATCCGCATATCGGATAACTGCAACCCCTGACCCACCTGCGCGACCAGATTGTGCAACATCACCGCCGCCACCACCGCCACCGCCTTTGTTTGTCTGCCCAGCAGTAGCCGCAACGCCTCTGCTGCATCCGTTTCCACCGCCGCCTGCGCCGCCACTACCACCATTTTCTGAGCCGCCGCCGGATATCGCTGTACCACCCCCACCACCCCCACCATAATAGGTTGAATTTACTGCCCAAAGCGCTCCAGAACCACCGTTGCCACCAACAACATTAACACCATCATTAGTACCAACGCTGCCGACAGCGCCAGCCCCACCGCCGCCCCCGGCCCCTTTAATCGTTGCGTCTGGGTTGCCGCCAGAAAATGTTGTCGGCGAGCCTGATGAGCCGCCAGAATAACCATTTGAAAAAGCCCCGCCTGCTGCTGTCGTAAACCCCGTAACAGTGGATGGTATGCCGGGAGCACTTGTCGGGGCGGGGCTTGCAGCAGCGCCGCCAGTTCCCCCCGCGCCAACAACTATTGTCAACACGTTACCCGCAATACCCGCAAGGGTTGTACCAAATACAACACCTCCACCACCGCCACCACCGCCTGGATACCCAGGTCCCCCTATAAAAGCGTTTTGGTCTACCCCCGCTGCACCGCCGCCTACAATTAAATAAGACAGGGGCGGTACTACGGGGGGGGCGGCCGTGCCCGTCAAGAAAGCATTGATTGCTGCGAACATTATGCCTCCCAGGGCATTCCAGCAGCCTGAGTAGGAGCCGCCATCAGATCAAGCGTGACTTGGAGATTGGCTTCGGTATCAGGTGCGGCTTCCTTGACCCAACCCAGCACGATCTCTTCGGTCAGGTCATCGTAGGGAATGACCGCCTTATCAGGGTCTTGAGTCCAGCAGGCTGCGCTGGTCATCCCTGTAGTGTTCACACCGTCATTGGCAGTTACACCAAACTTCGCCAGGATGACGAACCCATCCGCAGTGGTGCGCTCAAGATCGTTGATAGTCCAGATGAATGAGGTCATGGTGTGTACCCTTGGGAGTATGAGCCGTACCAGTTTGTGCCATCGGCAACAAAAGTCAGAATGTCCATCTTGCCCACGGTGGCCGTGATGGTTGGTGCGCCGGAGGAGTTCCACTTCACGCCAGTAAATGTTGCCGTGGTTGCTGTACCGGATGCTGGTTGCTTGAGCAGCAAGATGAATGACTTGCCCGCAGTGGCCGTGGGCATTGTGAACGTACATGCCGTAGCAGAGGTCAGCGTAGCAGTCAATACAGTACCGGCAGTAATCGCCAGGGTCGCTGATGCTCCTACTGTGCCGCTGGCTACTATGGTCTCAGTGTATGCGGATACAGTCAAAGAGCCGGTGTAGGAAATGACCCCCGAGCTATCAATCCGCATCCGCTCAGTAGGCGTTGCTGAACCATCAGGAGTGGTACTGAATATTAAACGTCCGGGCATGTCGTTTGTGCCGGGGGTGCCGTCTATCTGAGACCCTATGATTGCACAGTCAACATAGTTTGTTCCATCATAGCCCCGAAATACTAAATTGGAAATGATATCGTTGTTTGCAACTATGGTGGGGCTTGCCGCGCTTCCAATGGCCCTGCCCAGCACGAGTGCGCTTCCTCCTGTATACCTGCGAGCCGTTATAAAGCCACCATCGACATGAAGAAGTGATACTGGCGTAGTAGTTCCCAGCCCAACAGCGCCACTTGCATCAATCACAAACGGGCTTGCATCAGGATTAGTAGAATCCTCAACCAACAAAGCATTACCAGTGCCAAGCTGCGTGATGCGCAAAGCGGCGTTGGTGTCGTCGGTTACGCTGATGATGGCGTTGCCGCTTAACGTTGATGTGCCTGTTACATCAAGCGTTGTAGTCGAAGTGAGGCTCAGAGCACTCACAGCCCGCCCAGCGGTCAAGTTGGCCACCGAGACCTGCTTGGTGGTCGTGCTTTGCACAATCGGCAGAACCTCGGTGCCCGCTAGGGGCGTGGTACTTGCCGGGAGGGCACTGATTTTTGAGTCAGCCATTTTGCTTGTTCCTTTGCTTTATGATACACGAACAGAGTTGATGCGAGCGTTGATGGCCGTCCCAGCCGTCTCCTGCAGCACAGACACTAGGCGCAACTCAATCCGGTCTGTGGCAGCAAGTGTTGCGCCTGTGACCGTAAACACATTGTCCGTTGCTGCGTTGGTCAATGTGATGGCTGCCGACCCCAGGTTAGACCCATGAGCGCCGGTTAAGTTGTTGATCTTGTACGCTGTGAGCGTAAGCGTTTTGGTGCCTGCTGTGCCTGCTCCGCTGTAGTAGGCATTGGCTGTAACGCTAAGATCGCGGCCCGAAAAGTACCCGTTGCCAGGCTGATATTCCCAGATGACGGTGGATGTAATGGTGGCGCTGAGTGCGTTGGCAGCGAGCAGAAAAGTTGAAGTACCCGGTGTGTTGCTGATGCCAAAAGTAGTGGCCGAAGAGCTTGCCGTAGCCACAGACCCATCGGCGTTGCGAGCAGAGGTCAGCGCCAGATTGGAGGCCGGCGAGATGCCCGATGCAACTGGCTTGATTGCCCAAGTGTCAAGCACGTAGCCGGTTGTGCCGGTGTAGCCATAGACCCAAACGGATACAGGGCCGTTGGGGGCGGTGAACGTTGTGCTTGAGGTAGCACTTAGAACCCAAGTCCCGGTGGTTATGGTTGTTGACCCGCCGTTGTATCCGTTGCGGATGTATAGGCCGCCAGCAGTGTTGCCGGTTGCGCCAGTAGCGAAAAATGTTACCTTGTACTCGGCCCCAGGGGTAAGGCCAGGGAGGTTGATGTAAACATCAGAGTTGTTAACTGGCGATCCCGTGAGGGTGATTACGCCAGCAACCGCCGTTACCGTGCCTGTATTGCCAGTAATGAGGCCAACGTTGTCATCGTTGTAGAAGTCATTTACAAACTTTTCCGAAACAGTGTCCATGCTGAGGAAGCCAGGAAGGACACCCTCAAACAAGCCAACGCTGTCTAAATAGAATATTTCCCCAACATCCGACCCATCGGCAGCGCCAGCGTAGACGGTAACCGTAAGTTTTGTGTGCGTGAGAGGAATGGTAAGCGTAGAGATGACCCACTGCCATCCGCCATTGCACACGGCGCCACGGGGGTAGCTGGTAAAGCTAGACGAAGAGGTAACGTTATCCGTGGACGTAATGTCCAGGCGGCCCCCAAGCAAGCCAAGACCGGTCTGGGTCCAGACTCGCGCTATTGCGGTGACTGTTTTTCCCACCAAGTGTGGAAGGGCAAGGCTTGCATCGGTCGTAATGACCGGACTTGCTCCAGCGCCAATTGTGATCTGCGCAGAGTACAGCGATCCATCGGTTACGCTGACATTCTTTGTGGGAACGCAATTGGTAAACGTCCAGCCGGAAGGGTTGCTGCCTGTGTCCCAGGTTATAAAACGAGGGTTGTAGATGTAATTGGTTGGCGTCTGCGAAAGCGGGTTGACGCCTTGCGGGCCAAAGTTCGTGTAGCGCGGAGGCTCGGCCATGACGCGCTGGACCTCTTCGCACCAGACTTGGCTGCCCAGGGCACTTGGGTGTGTCTCGTCTGTGTATAGCGCTGCCGGGTCTGGGTACGTCTCAAATGCGGTGTATACATCGATGACGCCAGCACCGACCAGATCGGCAGTTTTGCGCCAGGCGCTTGTGAGCCGTGCGGACTGGTTTGCTCCGGCAACGCTAGTGCGTGGGTTTTGCAGCGTAATGAACAACCCGGCAAGCGGGGCCATTAGCCTGCAATGGCTGGCGGCAATCACCCATTCTGGCAGCGCCTCCACTTCAGTGGCGTTGGTGCCAATGTTGTGGCCGTAGTTGATGATGACCAGATCGTAATTGATGCCGGTCCAGATTAGGCTTTGCCGTCCTCCGTCTGTATAGAAGGTGTTGGTTCCGCTGACGCTGGCGTTGTCAATGAAGACTGTCTGCGCACCGCTGCCGGTGCTTATCGTAGTGTAGGCAGCCCATCCCGTAGTATCGTCATACAGGCGGTACTTGATGGTGTGCGTGGTGAGCTCTGTGGCCAGCCATTGGGCGGTAAGGTACACCCATTCGGTGGTCTCATTTCCGGTAGAGTCGCCGGTGACAAACATGTAGACGTTTGCTTGATTGGCGCGAGACTTCGCCCAGAAGTGCTGCGCCTGTGCCTGCGCCTGGCGTAGCTCTGCGGCCACCGTGTTCGCGGCAGAACTGTTCAGGTAATCGTACCCAACTTGTGCCGCCCCAGCGGATGAGTTTATTTCCTGCAGCTCAGAGCCTACCGTGTCAACCGGATATGTTTCTGTTGAAAAATAGGAAACATCCCCAGCATTGATGACAAATCCATACCTTGCCGTGGCTTCTGATGCGCTATATACCGCACTCCCCTTGGCGTTTTGAACCAAGATGCTGTAATCGCTGTCCGCGTAGATTACTGCCGGCGTGCCTGAGTTGACGATGTAGCCGCCAGATGTGCGCAGTGGCTGCGCTGCTGTCTGCGTCAGCGCGGCGTCCCAATAGATGCTGATCGGGTTGGTCTGCGGAGCAAGATTGACCGTGCCGATCCAGATGTAGCCATTGTCCAGCGGCTGGC